CAATTCTTGTACTGCCATGTCAGGAACTTGAGTTCTTTCAAACTCTTTTTGAAAAAATGCTGAGATAGGTAATCTCCAGTAGCACGCACCATTTGGAAGCATAATGTTGAATAATAGAGCACGACCTGAAATGGAAGTAAGACCAAAGACAACACAGTCACTACTTTGTTTTTTATATTTTTCGTCCATGTCATAAAGATATTCTTTTCTGACTTTACAATATATTGGAGGTATGTTTGCGTTCAGATAAGCCATGTTTATATTTTTCTCTCCAATAATTTTTTCTTTCTAAGATTCTGATTCTTTTTTCTAATATATCAAATCCTAATAATTTTTTAAATATTCTTATCATTCTATTATTAATTTTTTAATACTTTTACTACCGTCAATATTGTCCTCTAATTCTGCAGAACCTTTATAGCATTTGTAGGATACAGTTTCGCTATATTGTCTTTCAGCTGTAATTTTTCCGCGTAAACATTTAGACATTGAAGGTTGCAAACGAGCTTCCTTGATTTCTCCGTTTACAAACATAAGTAGGGCCACCACAGACTCAATCATATTTTCTCACATTTATTAATATATATAATATCACAATTGAAAGCACTGTTCCTAAAAAAAATAAGCCTATCATACTATTTTACCTTTATTCTCACCTTGTTTTATAACATATTTTTGTGTTCCGTTCTTCCCATGTTCAACAGATTTTTTTAAATCTTTAACATAACTCATCTGTTTAGCTTCTTTATTTATGTGAGCTATGTAATCTAAAACTTTTTTAGTAATTCGTCCCGTTGCCATTTTTATAATGCATCTCCCTATTTTGATCTTTTAATTTTTCTATATCTTCCAATACCTTGTCCATTTGTTTTCTTAAAAATTGTATATTAACTTTATTTAAAGCCATTGATTCAATGTGTGCGTTTAGTTTTTCAGTAGTTTTGTACAGATCTTCGATCATCATGAACTGCTCAGAATCAGCGGGTAGTGAACCTAGTTGTCCACGTGGCCATTTTATTCTAAACTCTGTGTTTTCGTTTAAATCTTTTTCCATTATTTGTAGTCGTGTGTCTGCAACATTAAGACGTTCTATCATCTGAAAATAACCCATGGTGCCAAGTGCTACGATAATTATTAAAGACGCTACGGTCTTCATCGGCATTTGTACTGCTGCTTCTTCAGATATTTTTAATGGTTTAGTCATCTTTTGGTTTTGGTAATGGTAGTATATAATCTTTTGGAGGTATTTTCAATTTACTTTTAGAGGGCTCTATGAACTTATCACCCATTAAAGTAAGGTCAGGATTCTCTTTTTTATAGTTATCTTTCATATCATCCCACAAGCTTTTTGAATCAGATGGTCTAGTGTTATCTCTTGCAGGAGTTACACCTCTACACTTAGATACTAATAAATTAAAATTAGAATTGTTTGCAAGACTTGGGTTACTGTTGACTCGACCACACATCTTCATTAGCTCTAATTGTTGTTTGATTGCTACGTTTTCTTTTGAAGTTTTACAGTCTGTGCCTAGATATTTTCTGTAAGTAAATCTAAGATATTGATCTTCATGTGTATTACTATCACTATAATTATAATCAGTATCTCTTCTCTCTGTGGATATTTCCATTTCTCCACATCTTACACCATACTCGTTGAGATATTCGTTTCTAGGATATGCAGGTTCTACAAACAGAGCTAAAATTGTAAGAGCCAAGATAATTAATCCTGTGAAATAATAATTCATTCTGAGAACCTCCATACATTACCTGTTTAAATCCTTAATATCATAGTCATGTTCTCTAACTTGATCTGCTAGTTGTCTGTATAAAT